ATCAATTTTTCCCACATAGCAATATCGTCTTCATGATAAGAGCCTGGTGTTTTCTTGGCACGTTTTACATCTTCTGTGCACCAAATATAACTTTGAATAATTGCCTTGCTTACTATTTGATCTGCAAATTCGTCATCAATTTCTACAATCATTTCCCACACTCCTCTTCATGATTTGTTCGCTTTTTTAATTCTCGGTCAATGTACCATGCTGCTTTCTTTAAATCTTCTACTGCGTCATTCTTTAAATCAGCTCTCCAAATATATTTAATGGCGTTACCAAGATTAAAACCCATATGCTCTGTGATCTGAATACAATCGATGCCTGATGGATGACTAGTGTAGTGTTTAGGCCGGTTTACTGGATCGTGCATCTCTCATCTCCTTAAGGTGTTTTTCCATAATCTGTAACTCTTCCATGCTGTCACACACCCAGATTCCCAGTAAATCTTTAAAGCGGCTAGTGTCGATATCCTCCACACCAGTAAGCGTCTCCATAACATAGTAGCCTTTAATTTTGTGCTCGACAATAAAATGACTCATAGCTTTAATTCTTTCTTGATAAACTCGACGCCGCGTGAAAAATGATAACGCCAATACTTTTCGGTAACACAGATATCTGTGTAGTTTAATCCGTCTAAGAATGCCTCCAAGATAAACTGCTGTTTGGGTGGCAGACGTTCAGAAATTAATCTACGGATATCTGCAATATCTTCGGCGTCCCAAGGCAGCCATCCCTCTATCAGGGTTGGAAAATTTAGATCGTTACTGTCATCCTTTTCAATTGGGTCGAGATCTTCGTCAGATAGTCTTGGCGCTACGGCTTTTATTTTTTTTATCATACCTGTGTGTCAAAAATTGCTGCTGAATAAATATTTCCCATACCTGCTGCTAAACTTAAAATTCTATGCTGCCCCGTCATCTCTAATGGATAGGACAGATACTGATGATCGCGCCTTGTACGATTGGCAATTGCTGGTACTAGACCCTTCTTCATACTGTCTAGTAACAAACAAGTCTCTAGCAAACCGGATGCGCCCATCGTGTGACCAATACTTGGTTTGAACGATGTTGCTACAAAGTTGTGATCAAAGACTGTCTTTAATGCGTTACGCTCTGATACATTGTTTGAATGTGTGCCGGTGCCATGTGTCTTTACTATATCAATATGTCGCGGACTCATGTTGGCATGTTTTAGCGCGCCGTATGCCGCTTTTATAAAACCCTCACCATCTTCACGTTGACCAATTGCGTTGGTGCTTTTTTCTGAGGCGTTGTATGAGCTAACTAAACGGGCTGCTGGATTCTTGGCATAACGTGCATTCTCAAAGACTGCCATCACAGCGCCCTGGCCAATATGAAAGCCATGGTTTACGCCATCAAAAGCAGACGGTAGCACACCGGCGTCATCCTGTTCTTTAGTCAATACTGCTTTAGATTCACCAAAGAATTTTAATACGGTATTGCTGACCTGGTCTTCTACTGATACCACCACAACGCGATCAAAGCGATACATGTTAAATAACATCTGCACATCCATCATGACTTTGAGACTTGATGCGCATGCGCTTGCGTCAGTCAATATCATATCTTCCGCGCCGAACATTCTTGCCAATGTGCCGGCATAGACTTGCGTCAAGGTCAAGTGTGCAAACTTGTAATTGTAGCTAAGCTGCGTTGGTTTGATGTCTTTATTTAACCCAGCAAACTGTGTATTGCCTGCGGCCAAGATCAGGGCAGTGCGCCCCTCTCTGCTGCGGATATCTTCTACTAATCCTGGTACCAATAGTTTACTGGCCACCACGTGCGGCGCGTAGGCAAAACCCGATGATGCCTTGGCGTAGCTTTCAGGGAACCAATGCACGCGCTGTGGATACTCTAAGTCATCCAATAGGTGAGTGTCTTGTGTGCAGACGGTTTTATAATCAGTTAGATATATCACTGAGGGCCGCCTCCACGCTAATAGGTTCTTTAGTCTTGTGCTGGCACATAAATTCAAACATATCGCGGACCGTTACTGGCTGCATGGTCTTGGCAATTTCTTCCGAGACACCATAGACGTCGCTCAAATAAATAGACACCATCAACAGGTCCAAGCTATCAAGTCCAGTCTCTGCAATTGGTGTATCCAGTGACGTGATGTTCACGCCATTGGAGTTGAGCGGTGTCGCTAATGCGACAACACCCTTGAGGAGTTCTAGTAGTTCTTTTTCGGTCATGTCTATATTAATGCAAAATTTAAAGAGTCTAAAATTGCTTCTTGTAAATTTATTTTACCTTCCAGGACCTTGATAACATGCTCATCAATACTATTAGACAACATTAGATGGTGTATAATAACCGGTTTTTCTTGCCCTTGGCGGTAAATACGTGCGTTGGCCTGGATGTAGTTTTCCGAAGACCATGGGAGGTCGAACCACACCGTTTGTGCAGTGTCACCAACGTTGCATTGTAGATTGAGGCCGATTCCCCCAGACTGGGGATGGGCAAGGAGCATACGAATCTCGCCGCGACGCCACGCCGCAATGTTGTCATCGTCCAGCACCACAGCTTGTGGGAATTGAAGACGTAACCGCTGGAGGCTGTGCTTGAAGTGGTAGAACACCAACGTTGGCGAGGAAGACTCTTCCATGATCGACTCAAGGCGTTCCAGTTTAGCGCGGTGTACTTCCTGCGTCTCTCCGTCTTCGCCATAAATTGCGCCGCTGGTGAATTGGAGTAACTTGCCCGCCAGTGTCGCCGCTGTCGGAGCTGTGATTTGCCCTTTACCGAGGTCAGTGACCATGTCTTTTCTAAATTGATCATACTTGTCCTTTATGCTCTTTTCTAACTCAATCTTGTGGTAGATGTTACTTAGTGTCGGTAGTTGTAAATAATCTTGGGCTTTTAGTGACACGCAGATGTCCGATATTTTTTCCTGGATCTGCTGCTCGGCGCCTGGTTTTAATTTCCAGTTGTATACCACGTGGGTATGACGGTTGACCTGGTCCGGTTGCAGATACTTGTCCCTGAAGCGGGTGAGTGATGTCTCTAAACGCTCTCCTAAGTCCAATATACCCACCTGGGACCAGAGATCAGCGATCCCCTGAGGGGTAGGTGTACCAGTAAGGATAATACGTCTCTCGAAGCTCTTTAAGTGTTTCTTCAGCGCTTTGAATCGCTTCGTCGACGGATCCTTGAACCGGCTGCTTTCGTCGATGATCAGATTCTTGAATTTTTTCATCTCGGGCTGCTCGCATAGCCATGTCAAATTTTCTAGATTGACTACGTACATATTCGAAGAACTCCTCAACGCTGTCAAACGATTCGCTGGAGACCCCATTACTTTGGCTATCTTTAAATGTTTTAGGTGTTCCCATTTACTTGCCTCTTCCATCCATACTGATTCTGCGACACGCTTAGGCGCAACGATAAGTGTCGGGCCATCAAACTGCTCCGCCAGTATCGTCATAGATGTCGTCGTCTTCCCCAAGCCCGGTGGCAGGAATAGTCCGATGTTGGGGGTGCATTTCGCTTTCCCAATCATCTCGATCTGATACGGGTGGAGTTGATCTCTGCGCAACATGGTTTATAAAATCCTCGACTTCTTCTTTAGAATGTAATACGTATACAGGAAAACCTGCCTTGCTTAGCTCGTTAAATACCAGGTTTTGTCTCGGGCTTAATTGTCCGGTTTGCGTCTTTAACTCGATCAAGTACGTTCTCTGATTTATGAATACTATCCGGTCCGGTACCCCGGTTATCGTGCTCAGCCACTTGTAACTTAGCCCCCCGTATTTTTTCACCAATTTCGACAAATGCAGCTCGATCTCTTTTTCTAGTACCTTCACGCTTTTCTTCCTCCGTAGCGTAGATTGAAAACACCTGCTTAAAAATATGTTCGCCCAGGTAGGAACGTGATTCATCACCGATCTTAGAGTCATCCTCACCAATGTATTCGAAGACGTGCGTGACGGTGTGACTTACCTCATGGTAGATGACCCCCATCCGCTCTAACGCGTCGCATTTTGCCATCTCTTCAAAGTTAAACACGATCGCCAACATGGCACTATGTGTGCCCTCTTGCTGGATGTAATGCGATTCTGCCAGGCCAAAGTCCAGGGCATTATGGCGGGTCGTGATGCCAAAATTCTTCAATGCCTGCTGAAAGACAGTATCATTAAAGCAGACTACGATAGGCACACCAAAGTGGCCGGTGTCTGCGGTGTAATACAGGGCCTTAGTGCCGCGTGTTTTTGCGGTTGATTTGCTCGATAATCGCTTGCTGCTCTTCTTCCGGCAAATCTTCAATTGGTGTGGCATCTTCAAATATCTCCCCTGTGGCTACTAACTCTTGAATGCCCCGTACGAGGGCGTCATAATCTTCCTGGCTAAGGTCAAGTTCATCAGCCCAGCCCTCTTCAAATATTACTTCTTTTGGTTTCTTTTTGGTCACTTGGGCTCCTTTGCCTTTTTGATTTTAAGTCCTTCTCTTAATTCATGGCTATGTAACTTCTTGCCGGGTTTCTTTACTTCACCTGCAGCTTTGGCCACTTTAGCTGCTTTTTCTCTACCAACAAACTCTTTGTTTGATAACAAAAAGCCACGCTTGTCTGCATTTTTTGGTCGACCGGCTTTCTTTTCAATCTCGGTGTGTGAATACGCCGAGGAGTCTGCAATGACTTTGCCGGATTTTTCTTTTATCGCTGGTTCTATTACCTTGAGTTTTTTCGTTACCATTTTATTTATTCCAAAAAAGTATTAATATAAGACCGAAGATTGCTACATATCCGATAATTTCCATTATGTGTTCCTATGGTATGCGTCGTTAGGGTTGGCCAGCATGCTGGCAATCAGTTGGTCAACAGTGGGGAACCACTGGATGACTTTGAGCCCGTCAGACTGGTAAATGGTGAAGCTCATTCTGTTTTAATTGCAAAGTGTTTGCCTACTGTTTCCCACACAATGCCTTTCCAATGTTCGTTAAACTCTTTCTTTTGCTTTTCGTGACGCTTGATGACTAATTGCTTTTCTTCCTCTGTCCACTCTTCTGCGTCACCTGATACCATAAATTCGTATTCAGTCATTGCCAATCCCAGCCCAATAGTAGTTTGGTCATTTTTTTATGTAACCAGCATGGTTTATTTATAACATAAACATAAAATGACCCGCCAATAACCCATGCACCTGATTTGTGTGGGGCTTCGTGAAAAACATATTCGGGCGAAAGTTTTGCGTTACTGATCATCCTATTCTCCTATTCCGTGGGCTCGCTCGATGGCGCGGGCGAACCTTAAAACTAAATCAGTATAGCCGCTCCATTTTAAATTGTATTCTTCCATCAATAACCAAATTTGTTCATCAGTCAAAGGAGTATGTTGCGCATCTTGCCGGTCTTGTGTGGTGAAGGTGGTCATTTTTGTACCATCCATTCAATTTTTAAATTACCGATACGAACCCAACAATA